TCTAGATTACTGGAGATCATTCTCATCCAGATATTGCTGATACAAATCTGGATCGCGCTCCAGCTCCTCAGTAATAGCCTTAGAGAGCGTCAGGTCAGAATCGTCCTTAATGCGCTCTTCTGCACGCTGGACAGCCTTCTCATACGCAGTAGTGGGGCCTTCGTTATCGTTAGCGCCCGACTGCTTAAATAAGTCGCCCTTCTCAATACGTTCATGTGCGGACTTCAGTACATCTTCCACCATCTCGGCCAGCTCGTCATCCTTAGCGTGGGCTTTCATAAGTACATCAGTAAGTTTGTCAACATCGGCTACATTACTATATCCTTCAGCCCTCTTTTGGAATTCTACTTTCATCCGAGCATTCTTCTCAGTCTTGGCCATTTCTTCGGCAGCTTGAATCCGCTGTTGCATCTCATCGAACCTTTTTTGGACGTCCTCGGGAAGATCTTCAGCATCGCCTTCTTTGTCGTCATTATCTTCCTGCATCTTCTCTAATTGAGATTCGAGTTCTTCGATGCGTTTCTCTAACTTAGCCTTCTCCTCCTTCACAGAGTCTTCCCATTGCTTCCGGACTTCAATCTTACTCTCCAAGTCGTTCCGCAACTCTTCATCTTCAACCTTCGCAATTAATTCTTCAAAAGTCATGTCGTCAAAATTCCCTCCTTTCGAGTTCTCATCTATATTGTCAGCCCGCTTTACTAGGAGAAATCTCCTATTATTAGCAGGCCGATCAACACCGCTGATTTCCTTAACTACAGCATCAACTATCTTCCGCCTTTTTCTTCGATATGTGCTCAACCAGACTCACCTCCTCTACTCCTCCATAGCAGCCTGGATATAACCGCCTATTGATAATCCAGTCCATTCACCACGGAGTACTTTCTGGTAATAGGGATCAGAGAAGACGACGCCTACTAACCACGTGCCTTTGCGTATATTTTCTCCGTTGATTTCCATGTCGCTGGGTGCAATGTAGGATTCGACAATACGTCCTATGTGATCGCCAGTCTCATCGTGCATGTCTCCGACATTCTTTTCTAATTCGTTCGCGACTTCGGATAATTTCTCCATGTCGATATAAACATCTTCATTATTTTCGTATGCTTCTGTTAATTCTTCGATGAAGGCCTTGTCGACTTCCTCTTTATCGCGGCCCGTTAAACGATCCATAAAATCCCATGCGACCTTCCGCACTGTATCAGCGTCCATATAGTCGCCCTGCAAATCCGTTACATCGGGCTCATACGCGACGCCCAGCACGTAGTTGAGTCGATCTTCCTTCTCTATAATTTGTTGATTCACATGTAGCCACCTCCCCTTGATCCGGGACTTGTATTTTCAAATTTTGAAATTACAACATCAGCCCTACTTATCTATGTTTTCTTGATTATATGATCCGTCCGCCGACGCTGGCCTGTTAATATTATCCGGCCTATTCAAATCCCTCTGGGAATTATCAGGATTCTCCTCATCCTCTTCAATTACTTCACTCTCGTCTGGATCAGCGTCAGGTAATCCAAGGAAATCCCGCAAGTACTTCTCCAACGGAGTGTCAGCCTTGATAGCGTCTACGCCAATCAATCTATACAGCGTGTTAGCTAACTTCAGCGGATCTATCTTCTTCACAGGTGAAGTCAATAATTTGGGATATTTCTCTGAATCGTCCCAACCATTCAGTCGTAGTAATTCCGGGATCGCATACCTGTTAAAAGTCTCTACAATCGTCTCCAGCCACGACTCCAAAGCACTCATTAATAATTCATGCTTTGTATCTGCGAGCGCATAACTGCCTGTTTGGCCATGGCCAAGCATGATGATATCTGCCAGCATCGACTGTGCAATCCGAACATCATATCTCGAAATAACTTCTCCTGTATCTACTTGACCTCTGCCGGGGGAAGCCATCAACTCTAATTCCCATCCAGGCGGCAGGACACTTCCCATCTGTTCATCCTTACGAATTCTTGTTACCATACTTTCGGCGTACGAACGCATAGATCGCGCTAAATTAGAATTTCCAAATATGTCCATCGTAGGCTTTATTACCGGATAACCAGTCAAGTCTCTCTCAATTCCGATCGCCTCGGTGACTTCTAACTTCTTCTTGAAATACCACGAATGGTAGCATGTCCTCAAAGCACTACGACCCTCAGGATTTCCACGTGCCGCAGATGGCCTAAATAACAAGAATTTATCCTTGGGAATATACACAGGCTTCCGTTGATTCCACGTCCGCTGCCACAAGCCACTAACATCACCGGTCTCATCATCAAATTCCCATTCCCAGATTGTTTTCTGTGCCCTGATCGGGAATTTGCACCAGACAATGTGGCCGTCATCCCTCTTCTTATACACCACTTCGTGTACGCTGAATCCGTAAGGGATCATACTAAGAACCTCGCTGAGGAAATCCTGCCATGTGTGGTCCATATCATGAAGAGCTTCTTTCACAAATTTGGCTATCTCTTTCGCTTCTTCATCCTCCCCGTCGCTGGGCTTAATGTCGAAATCTACCCGCCTCAAATGCAACTCTATCGCAAATAATATAGCACCGATCGTAGGGTCAGTGACCATCTCCTCATAGGTGCGCATTCTTGTATGCAAGTTCCGCAACTTAGGTATGAAATCTTCAAATACATGCCCACCTTGCCGCTGGAGACCCATCTCACCTAATTCATCAAATCCTTGAGGTGTCATTTTTTCTGATTGCTTTTTTACTTCATCCAATTATGTCACCTCCCCTACGAAGTATCATGAATTCTGAAGCCTTTAACACCTACGGTGAGATGAAAGACTCCCAACTCATCCTGCGTCTCTTCTTCAGCTTCAATTTTGTATGACTCCAGTTTCAAGAAATCATCAGTCTTCCCATCCAAAACTACGCCAGGTTTGTCGAAGTTGAGTGTTGCCGTGAACAGATGTATGTCATCCTGTGCTGGGCTTACAACATCCCCCACCTTTGTAGTCACAAAACCTTGGTTTGCTATTTCCATTATATCCGTCCAATACTGCATCACATAGGTATCTACGAATCCATTCGATTTAATCGTCAACCTCAAATACCTGCTATCACTGTTGGATGCAAATTCGATGGTATCACTATACATCACAAACGTAATTTCTGTCAGCAAAGTTGTGTCAGGCTCAATCAAGAATTCTGTTCCTTTGGATGCACTTCCGTAATCCGTACTAGAGCCAAAATTGTTCGATCGATTTATGTAGGGAACCGCAGTTGCATCATACCCTGGTAGTAATGTACTCAGGTAATCCTCAACAACTCTTTGTGTCCGGATCTTCTGCTGCCACTTCCGCAGTTGTATCACCTCCTTAATGGTAATATTCGTGCCATTCTATATAGTCTGATCCTTTCCATAGCGAATCTTCTTCATAGTAGGAACTTAGTCCTCTTCCGCCAATCTCGCCTGGCACCATCAAATCTCCCGTATGTTGCATCAATGTCAGTGCTAATGCGTCCGCTCGGTCAGGCGACGGCAATCCGCGCTTCTTCATGTCTTCTTTGGATTCTATCTGTATTTTCCCTTTGGCATTCAATTTGTATTTAATTGCACTTAATTGCCCTGATAACTTCGAATCTGGAGGTAATGCAAGTAATATATTCCCGTCTGGATCCAATGCTTCCCTCAACCGCCAATATAACTCAGCACGTAAGTTCAAGAATCGTTCCGACTCTGACATCGGCACCTCGGCCACATTGACTCCCTGGGCATACAAGTCAGCATCTCGCGCATAGCCCACGACTGAGTATCCAACGCCGACCGAATCGATAAATATGGCATCCCTCGGTCCTGTATGTTTCTTTATATTCTGTATCATCTCCGGCCCAGATAATCCCTGCCATGCTTTCAGCGGGTGTACAAAATTTCCTGTACGACTACATAGGACAGTCTCCGATAATCCACCTCCGCCAGGGTCTACGCCATGTACGGGAACATCGTTCGCTATTCGTGATTCTTCCCATCTATCCTGTGCTGCTTTTACCCATTGTATTGGAATCAGCTGTTCCTCGCCTGATGGAGGAAACTCGCCTAATACTTCGACTTTCCACATCGGAGAGCCCTCTCCATACTCAGCACGGCGCTCCTCGATCCACGTACGCGTAATCAATCCAGGTATTAATTCCTTCTCCGCAATCACATTAGGTGTATCGAAGGCACTTATTGTGAATTGATTCACGTCATCGCGATGAAACAAATCATGAAATGGCCCGCTCGGCTCGTGTGGGTTTCCTATATCTAGTCTGTGACAAAACTCACCGACCATCAATGCATCCAACCTCTTATGTATTTCCGGGTCAATTCCGGCAGATTCATCGACTATAATTAAAACTTTCTCTGCGTGGAAGCCTTGTATTCTCTCTGGTACGTCAGTTGTAAATCCCATAGCTTCCCAGCCAGGGCCACACTGAATTTTGTGCTGGAGTACTCTAGAACCCAATGCTGCCTTCGGCTGTTCCATCATCTGATAAATTGGAGTCCATATATTTTGTAGCTGCCTATGTGATGGAGCTGTAGTTATCACGAGCGAATTTGGATTTAAATGCACAAACGCGGTCGCAATAGCACCAGCCACATAAGAATTATGCTCTACGAAACTTGTAACGAAAGCATTAGTATTCTCTACAGAAATTGATACAGTACTTCTGGGTCCAAGATTACGTATTTCCTTGATCTTCTCCCATTTGTATCCTGTCGGACATCCTGCATATCTCCAGTCATAATTATCCAGTCCAGCTCTATTACTAGCATGCTGTAGACACTCTTCGACTCGTCTTTCTTTTCCGTATATGTTTACTAATGATGCAAATCTCTCTATATTTCGGCAGTCAGAGCAGCTCCACTCCCACACATCGGACTCTTGTTCGCTGTCGTAAGATACTTTACGATGTCTAACGCTGCCCGAGATTCCAAGACGTAATAGCGCCATCCGAATATCTTCGATGAATTCCTCCGATGCCGAACGAATAGCAATCTGTGCAACATATCTTCCTCTCTCTGTTGAATGCACCCAGCCGTTACAAGAAAATACACGATTTAACAATATTGCCAGCTGTCTGTTGGATAATCGCCATACAAAGTCGGGAAATTTCTTGTTGATATTCTTGCTGCCTAAGATTCCCCACTCCTTGCATTTCTCCAGCACAAAATTATAACATCCATGCTTGATAGGACGTACAGTCATGCCATACTCGCCATTCTTCACAACTTTACATCCCATGCCTTTCACAATACTTATGAATTCATCCTGATTTTGTGTTAGGTCTCCATCACCAAGTAGATATCCTAGCAACCTAACTTCATCATCACTTATTTCTTCGACGCCTGCAATATGTAGTACTTCAGGAACTAATACTGTATCGTCTACTTTAAGATGTTTTACTGGAACCCAGCACGGATCTCCGTACGGCATCAACTTAGTAGTACCTGCCGTTTTCTCATACACAAACGTGTGATTTAATAACGGATGCTCTGCAGTCCTCTTGATTCGACGACCTGATGTTGTAACTACTTCATATACATCTTCAATACCATTATACGTAGCCCATGCAGGTTGTGCTTGCTGAGTGTCTGCTGTTGCGTCGAATCCCAGAATCTGAAATATTCCTTTGCCTATCAGATCCCCAGCACGGACAAGAGATCCATCCGCTAATACGATCCTCTCATCGACATCCAGACACTTTCCGCTGCCATAACAACTTTTGACTGCCGTACGGCGATTGTTAAAAACGGAATTCAATATCTCTTCCTGCGTCTCCCATAATTCCACACCAAATGTATCATATAACCACAACGCAGGCTCTCTTTTGTATCGATCTATTTTCTTTTTGATGTCCTTCGGAGGTCTTCCACGTTTTTCTACCATCTAAATCCCCCTGCCTACCTGTGGACTTGTCGGCATGTGTGACATCTGCCACAAACTACTCCATCATTTAGCGGACGCCGACAGTACCATACCAAATTCATCAATTCATCTGGCAATTCACGAATTATCTGCTTCTTCGTCTTGCCATAGAGAGGATAAATCATCTCTACATCGCTTCTGAAAGCCAATTCTTGAGAAGTTTCTCCAAATACAGATACACGAGTCTTTTCTCCACGCGCGCGACGGCGCTCTAATTCCTCTCTACCTAGACGCTCCTCCTCGTCCCAAGGTGCGCCTACAAGCATGTATTTAATACCTCTATATTTTCGTCTCCTCAGCAGTAATCCGACCATGAACATCAAGACGTAAGTATCCATTGTCCGAGGCAACGTGCCTTGATCCAATCCTGTCTTCTCGAGCCGGAAATTCGAATGTCCCCTCTCCTTATGCCAATCTAATATATTATCTACCGCTGCTTCTTCGTAAGGACTCCGGCGTGCATGTAAATTCACATAATGCACTACGAGCGTCTTCCTCGGATTCTGAGTTAGATATTTGTGTAAACAATGCGTGCTGTCTATTCCACCAGAGAAGTTAATTAATGTATCCATCAATCTCCCCTCGCAAACTTGTTGGCTAATTTATCTACCGTTATGTATCCTCCAACATATCAACCAAAATTTCTTTGTCATCAACACTAAGACGCCTCAACCAACTCTGTGCATACTTCTTTGCCGTGTTCCTTCGTATATGCGTTGGCGGTTTTTGCCGTCTATTCACACGTTCCTGGTCTGCTTGTCGATGACATTGAGGACATAGAACTTCGACATCCTCGTGCCGTTCTTGCCCTAAAGTCCTGTAGTGCTTATGATGTACCTCGATCCTTCGGGGCTTCCTGTTACATCTTTCACATTTACCTCGCGACCTCTTTATAAACGCCTGCCTCTTCCGTTGCCATTCCTTTGACTTCAAATACAACGTATATTGTCGTGAATGAGGGTAATGCCTTCCGCTATATCTGTAATACCCCACCAGACCATCTCCCCTCTATAAATCACAAGAAGGCAAGCGAGGATTACATATTTATGATAACCTCACTTGCCATCTTCTTATTCACTATCTTGCTGCTTCAACAAATCAATCCAGGTGACTTCGACATTGCCATCATGCTCAACTTTCTGCTTCGTATTATATTTCTCGCCTCTATTTGCCTTGAGTGCTAACTCAGCAGCCTTGACGCGTGCCATGCCAGCCTCTGTAAATACTGCATCAAATAAATTCTCTTCAATGTAATCCGTAACGGCGTCTTTGGCTGCTTCTTCCTCATCCTGAAATCCCTCTAGCTGCGTCCGCCACTCATAGACTCTCTTGGGCGCATTTCCTGCTAACTTGCATGCGCCGGTCATTGTACCGATGCGCGCTAGCTGACTTAAGTACCTCTTTGCAGCGTCTGGGTACAAATCCGGAGGCGTGTAGCCTGATTCTTCTTCAGGAATTATTGGCCGTCTGTTGCATCCAATATTGTCTGTAGGAATCCGACGCTGACGTGCGCGTTCCGTATTCTCTGGATCAGCACCCAGCACGGACTCTTCATGACTTGATCCGCCATTGCGGGCTTTCTCTGCAGCTTGCTCCAGCCGATCTTGAGTTTCTTTGTTCATGGCCTCCGCCTCCTTTCAGGCGTATTTTCAAATTCTGAAAAAGCGACCTGAAAATTTGTCCGCTTTTCCTTTGCTTCTATTATAACACCCGGCGAGCCTGCCGTCAATACTTTAACGTAAATTTTTCGACAATTCGAGAAGTTTTTTGGATACGATCTTGTTTTGTGCGGATGCTAGTCGAACAGTTGTTCGTTTAGGCGGTTGCCTGAAGTTGCAAAAAATTTAAGAAAAGTCCTAAAAAATTTTGGCTCTTTTCTTGACAAAACAACCGCAACCTGTTATAATATCAGTAGAAGGTAAAAAACGAACCTTCAAAAACTTCAATCAGGGGTGATTTATTAATGGCATTGCAAGACACTAAGAATCGGAAATTTCTCGGTGAGGAGAACGGCTTTAATGTCTATGAAATTACTGTAAAGAAAGGTGAGCGTGAAGACGTCATCAAGGTCAACGTACCTGCGAATCCCAAAGCAGCCGAGCAAGAGAACGAAGACTACTGGGCATTGTTTGAGCGTCAGTATCTAGCCGATGCTTCTAACCATCACCGCTCTACCGGTATGATTTCCGAAGAAGAGCGCAAGGCTAAGTTGCAGAACCAAGTCCAGCGCTTGAAAGACCAAGGCATGAGCGAGAAAGATATCCTGGAATTGCTGAAGGACTAATTCCTCTAGATTTACTCTTTGATTATACACAAAACTAGATGCCTCCTTACTGATGCCCGTCGGGGTAGTTATGCTACTTCTGGCGGGCTTTTTGTTTTGCAGGGTCTGGAAAATAATTCCTACTTTGCCATATATTATATATTTCACACCCACGCTGACTTCCGCCGCTGGCTGTAAAAATTGAGGATCGACTTTATGAAGCACAAAGGAGCTAATTAATACATGNAGGANCTAATTAATACATAAAGGAACTAATTAATACACNAAGGAACCCCCTTTCGTCGAAACTTGTCGAATTATGTCGTATAATTTTTGAGGTTTTGTCGAAATTTGTCGGAAAAAAAAATTATAAATTGAATAAATATTCATAGTTTGTATGCAAGTTTGTATAAATTACCTGCCGTTTGGCGGTATTGCGTAAACGGGAGCGAAAATATACCTCTGAGAATAGTTCTACGGGGTTTTTAGGGACAGTGAATGTCTTACAGGTGTTATTATACCAGACGACTTCTTCAAAGTGCTCAAAAAACCGTATATAAAGCCGTAGCCGTGAAACCGCTTGACTACAGGAGTTTTAGACACAAAAAAACGGCAGGCGGGGAGTTGTCCCTACCTGCCGTAGCTTGTTTACCGTAACCGTAACCGTAGGTGCTTTTTTACTGCCCTCACAGCCTTTAGCACTAACAGACCTGCGACTGTATGCAAGCCCTTTTCAACGGGCGTTTGGTGGCTCCTAATTCTTATCACCCGCCTTTAAGAACTTTTCCAGCTTTTCCAGCTTTTCCGCGTCTTCAGCCGTCTTTTCAATCGCCTGCAGTTTCCTTTTCATTGTCCGTTCAAACTCCCGTTGTTGCTCATACTCTCTGCGAAGTCTTGCCCTATCTGTGTGCACACCTATCCACCCTTCATAAGTTTTTTAGGAGAAAGGGAAGGGGAAGATTTATTCCCTCCCCACCCCTTCTTCTTCTTGTTATTTACTTTTCTGCTTACTCTCCATCTCCTGTAGTTTTTCCAGCTCCAGTTCCGCCTGTTCTTTTTCCGTCTGTAAGTATTCCTTGGCGTTTGCAGGGGCGTTGCTAAGCATACTGTTTAAGGTCTGTATTTTTTGCTCCAGTTCTCGTCGTTGATTGTTTAAATTCATCTGTTGGTCCGCGTATTTGTTGTTGATGTCTTCTAATCGATCTTTCTCGTCACGCCACGATTTGCCAGGTGCACTTGCCAGGTAATACCGCACCCGTCCCTGTTTTATCTTCTTTTTCAGATAGATGTTATTTCCGTCGTCGTCTTCTCCCAAGAATACTCGCGTGACTGTTTCCGTTTCCGCGTGCGTCATATCTTGTAGATGTCCTGCAGCGTCGAAATACTTTTCTGCGTCGCTCGCCCCCTGCCTTAGGTGGTCNATNGACCACACTTTCCGGTCGTCCAACTTTTTTTCGATTTCTTGCTGTGTTGCTTTTTACTCCTTTGTCTGTCGCTCCTACTTCCTTCAGAACTTCTTCAACTCGCTTTTTAATCTCCTGCATTTTCATCACTTTCATCACTCCCGTTTAGGTTTTCCCCGGCGTGCCCAAGAAAAACCTTCCCGCCTGTTGCCGTCTTGCCAAAC